CGTGTCCTTGGCGACCTGTGCCGTGCCGACAGTCGCGATGTCGTTCGTGGCGATAATTAGCGCGTCGGAAATCGGCAACTGGATGCATCCGGTTGCCAGGGTCGTGCCCAGCTTCGCGGCCGTTACTGCGCCGGCTGCCAGGTTCGTGGTCCCAACCGTGCCGCTCCCTAGCGTGCCGCTGCCTGGGCTGGAAATATGCCGCACCTCGATGGTCGCGGTTGCCCCGGAAGTGATCGTCGCCATCGCGATGCCGAAGAAATAGCCGCTGGACTTCTTCGACAGTTTCGGCGTGTCCGCATCCACGTAGAAGATCGAATCTCCCACGGAAACCGCGCTGCCTGCGCTGTCATCAATGCCCTTCACGGATAGTTTGTAGACACCGCCGTCAAACTTCACCATCGTTTCCGTCGAGGCCGAAACTCCACCTTCACCCTCCGCTGACAGGGCCACCCCCGTCATCGTCCCGAATCGCACCGGATCGCCGGACGCCGGAGTAGCCGGATCCGAGCAGACAACGGGAAGATGTTTGCCGTCTTGTACAAAATTGTTCATTTCTTCTCTCCTTGATTTTCAAAAAACTGTTCTCACGGGGCGCCTGCCTGGCGCCCCGTTTCCCAATGCCGCATCAGATGGATTAAGCGCCGTCGTTCAGGTACGCCCCGCGGAAATCAATCACGCCGCACCCGAAATCATGGCGGATCTTGACCTCAACCCCGTCCACATCGAAACCATTCCTGGTCTCCGTGTAGGGGCCCTCCTGGCCTTCCAGATATCCGTAAACCACCACCGGAGCAATTGCCGGATCGGCGAATAGATACCAGCCCGTGGTGCTGGTTCCATCGAGCCGCGGCTCGGTAATCGGCGTCAGCATTCCGCCAAATACCGTCTGGTTCGTCGCCTGCGCCGGAACGAAGTTAAGTGACGTGTACTGCAGCGCCAACTGCTCCTTGGTCGCCGGGGCTACAAGGAACTTCGGCGCTACCCCGATCACCTTTCCGCCGGGACTCGTCTGAATCCGCATGGTCTTCCGTCCCACGCCAATCGAGGTGTCGGAAATGGCCGTGCCGCTCGCCGTGTAATTGGCATGGTCCGACGAGAACAACGCGAAGGTGTCCACCATCGTCGGGTTGGCTGTGATCTTCGCCCACACCAGGTCGGCTTCCTTCTGGGCCACTTCAAGACCCATTAGCATGGGAACCTGCGTGAAAGCCGCCAGGTCGTCGTTGATGATCGTGCGCCGCGTGATGGCCACCACTTCACCGTAAGTCGCCAGGCTCCAGGTCTCTTTCCCTTCCACCAGCGTTCCGTGGGGATATTCCCCGCTCTCCGGGATAAGTCCCAGGCGGGTGCTGTTGTCCAACCGGAGTTCTGTCTTGGTCTTGAAGTCGGGAGCCGTGCGCCGGGCCGCAATCTCACGCCAGCGCGATTGCTCCATTCCGTACCCGGCCAGCATGGATTTCCCGGCCGAATCCGCCAGAATGAATGGGAAATCGCTGGTTGTCTGGAACGCCAACTCAGCAATCCGCGAGCGGTCCAGCCCCCGCCAGCTCTTGCCGGCAGCCTCCAGGCATTCCTTGGCCGCATCCATCAGCGTCATGCCGACGTAGGGCCTCGCAATTTCCTTCGCCTCGAACCGCTTCGGGTCGTTGCGATGCAGCATTGCCGCCACCATCCCGGCGCGCCGCGTGTCCGCCGCATCCCGTACCATCTCCGTGGTTGAGGTGCGCACTATCGGCTCAGCCTCCGATTTCTTGGCCTTGGCCTCAATGGCCAGCTTCCGGAAATCATCCAGGCTCGTGCCGGCATCAATGTGCTGCTCGGAGAACTTCGCATCGAGACCCTGTATTTCAGTGATCGCGCGAATCTCTTTGCAGCGCTGCCGCTCCTCGGCCTTGGCCGAAGCGGCTACTGCAGCGGAATCAACCGACAGAGGAAGCAACGGCGCAACTGCCGACACCCCCTGCACATACTCCGTCCGGGCCTCTGCGCCCGTCTTCTCGTCTTTGTTCATCTCTTGCTCTCCTTGGGCTGAAGCCCTCAATCCACATTGATCGTCTCCGCCTGATTCAGCCGGACTAACCGGCTCAATCTCGGCTTCCGTAAAAACCATTTCCCCGTCGCCGCGGAATCCCGCTTCCGGGTCCGCGCCAATCGGCACCAGCGATATCTCCTGCGGCTCCCAGTCAATGGCCAGATACGACTTCTTGTCGTCGTCTTCCTTGGTTATGTCCTTGAGCTTGTGAATAGCCGCGCCCACGCTGGCGTTCCTGATGATTCCGTCCTTCACGTCCTCCCAGATCGGAGTAACCTCCTCGCGATTACTGAACCGCAAGTCCGCCTTCCCCTTGCCCTTCTCGATCCAGGCTTTCTCCACTACGCCCACAACGCCGGATAGCCGGTGGTCGTTATGGCTGTCCAGCACCGGGGCCCCGCCGTTCAACCGGTCCAGCCGCACGTGCTCCGGCTTCATGCTCAGCGTCAGGTTGTACTCGCCATCCTCCCAACCCCAGCGCCGTACCGTCGCGCCCGTGTACCACGTGACCGGAATCTTCCGCTGCGCGGCGCCCGCATCCCCACCATCGGCCAGCAGCGCTTCCGATGGCTGGCCGAATTCCACCGCGAAATGCTCAATCGGCATCTTGATCTTGCCGCCGTCCAGAAGTTCTGCCCGCGCGGCGGGCTTCTTAAGTGGCGGACGTAAAACAGCCATGGCTTCATTCCCCCTTCTGCGGCACGGCCGCAACTTCAGACGCTTGCTCCACGCCGGTTTTGCTGACTCTGCGCGGATCGCAATCTAAAGTAATTTTCAAATCATCGAATTTCTTGTTCCGGGCGGCGATTTCGTACATTACCTCGTCGGGATCCTCTCCCTGCTCGGAAATCATCCCGTCCCAGCTCTGCGCCCCTTGGCGCACATTGACCAGATTCGCCTGCGCGTCCTTGAGTGGATCAGCACTCTCATAGGGCGGAGGCGCCCACTTCACTTCGTAATCCGCAGCCGGTATTTCACCGGCAACCCATGCGGCATTAGCAAACCATCGGCGCGCCGGCTCGCAAAACATCGGAATCAGGCATAGCCAGCGGAACTCATCAATCCGCTTTCGGAATCCGATCATCCCGGCCTTATGCCCGCTGTAATTCACCCCGGAATGGTCTCCGGTCAGCAATTCATACGGCATGCCGACCCCGGATGCGATGCGCGTCTCGGCATTCCTTATAAAATCGCCTTCCCCGGGCGTCCCTCCTGGCAATTCAGGAAATACAATGCCCTCTCCCGGCAGGATTCGGTTGAACTGTCCCGGGCGAAACGTCTCCAGCCGGTGGCCGGTGCCGCTCTCCGTGGAAGCCGCCCCCATAGCCGTGCTTGTATCCGGGCTGGTAATTACTCCGGTCAGGCAGCTCTGCAGCTTCTTGGCAACTATCTTGGCGTCTAAATATTCGTCCAGGTCGCGCAAAACCATCAACAGCGGAGTCATCCACGGCACTCCGCGGACCTGCCCGGCGCGGCGCTTCTGGTAGATATGCAGCACCGAATCAGCCGGAACCCGGTGCGACTCGAAGTTCTTGAACGTCAGCAGCGAGGTGGACTCTCCGGGATGCTCGGAAAATAGCCAGTAGAAAATTCTCCGCTCCGTCAGGTCAAACTCAACCCCGTGGATGATGTACCCGGTGTCGGTCGCGCCGGTCTTGTTCAGGTCCAGGTAATCCGGCTCGATAACCTGCAACTGGACCGGAATCCGAAGACCGTCCGATGGCCGGCGGTCTCGGCGCCTGACTAGGCACTCGCCGGACTCCACAACGGTTCTGGCCACCATATTCTGCAGGCCGTAAAAATCCAGTTGCCGCGCGGCATCACACTCATCAACCCAACGCTCCCATGCCGGCTCGATCTTTTCTTTCAGATTTCGTGGATCCACCTTTACCTTGGCGCTGATTCCGTACCCGACCGCATACGACGTGATGACGTTCACAACCTGGGCAGCGTAGGTGTTGTCCCGCACCATTTGCCTGGACCGCTTGCGCAGCGTGGATAGCGATGATCCGATCTCTGTGTTCGGTCCGCTATCCGATGCTACCCAGCCCTGCGTCCGGCGATCCGTTCTCGCAGCCTCATACGCCAGCCTGAGAATTCCAGCGGCGGCTCGCGCCCGCATCCGGCGCAATCCGCGCTCCGGATCCATCCACCCGATGAATTCGTCTAGCCAGGAGTGGCGCATTATTTCTCGAAAACCCCGTAGGAAAATCTGTCGGCGGACGTGCCGGCGGCTGCGCCAACCTCATCCCGCATCACGGAGCGTAGTTGCAGCATCTCGGCCATGGAGTGATAGCGCACCAGGCGATCTCCGTATCGCACCTCCAGTACGCCGGTTTTGATCGATGCCTCCAGGGCATCTAGATCTGTCTGTGTCCAGGAAGTGCTCATTTATGTCCCAAACTTGCGGCGCTTGAAGTAGAAAACTGCTTGGTCCGCCGGCGAAGGAATCACCCCGATTAGCTCCCAGCCCTCTGAGCCGAATTGCGCTAAATCCATGTCCCGGTCGCCTACTTTGGAGCGGTATTCCCAGCGGAATGCCCGCTGCGTTGATGGCCCCTCGCTGCGCGGGCGCATTTGGTCTGATCCGCCGGAATAAACTTTCACAGCTAGAACCACTCCTTGGTGCGAGTCTCGTACCAGTCATCCGAGCGGCCTTCGTCCCGCCATTGCCGCTGCGTCCCGCCCGCATGCACCGGATTCTCTGTTTTTTCATCCCGAGGCGATTCCGG